GGAATGGGGAAGACGACTTTGGCTGCAATGTTTCCAAATCCTGTGTTTATTCGAACTGAGGATGGCACAGCCAGCTTACAGGGGAATGAGAACGTCAGCCTGTTTCCGCTCGCTACGTCCACGCAGGACGTTCTGGATGCCATTGAAGTTTTGGCGACAGAAAAACATGAGTTTAAGACGGTTGTGATTGACAGCATTACGCAGTTGGCCACAATGGTTGAAAGCGAAATTGTTGCGGCTGATCCAAAAGCCAAGTCGATCAACCAAGCTGGTGGCGGCTATGGCGCAGGCTACGGCACGGCGTCAGAAAAGCATCGCCAGATCCGCGAGTGGGCTGGTAGCCTAGCCTATGAGACTGGCATGAATGTCGTGTTCATTGGCCACGCCGACACTGAAACTTTGGATCTGCCTGATATGGACCCATACGCAAGGTACTGTGTGCGGATGCACAAGAAGTCTATTCCTCACTATACGGATAATGTCGATCTAGTTGGGTTGATCCGACTGAAGACATTTACACGCGGGGATGGCGATAAAAAACGCGCCATTTCTACAGGTGAACGTGAGATCCTGTGCTTTCCACAGGCATCAAGCGTCACCAAAAATCGGTTCAATATCACTGAACCACTGCCATTCACGTTTGATGGCGGCAACCCATTTGCAAAATTTGTAGCAGAGTAAGAAAAGGAAAACTCTAATGGATCTCAATGGATTTAACGCGCTGGAAATTCAGCCACAGTCAACATACGAACCAATCCCAGCCGATTGGTATAAGTGTGTGATTGCCAATGCTGAAGAAAAACCGAACTCAAAAAGAACTGGCTCATACCTCGAACTGAGGATTGAGGTTATAGATGGTCAATATCAAGGGCGTTTAGTCTTTGATCGACTAAACCTAAAGAACCCAAATTCTGTTGCTGTAGAAATAGCACAGAGATCTCTATCATCGATATGCCGTGCGATTGATGTTCCAAGCCCAAAAGACAGCGCAGATTTGCTAGACAAACCAATGATGGTTAAGCTGGCTGTGCGTCCAGCAGAAAATGGCTACGAGGCATCAAACGAAGTGAAGGGCTATGATGCTGCGGGTGCGGTCACATCTGTTGGTGAGGGACTGGGAGCTGTGGCTCCTGCCGCATCAAACGGATCTGCCACACCACCTTGGAAACGATAGTTCTATTCTATGATGGGGCGGCTAGTCTGCCCCATTTTATGAGTAGAAGAGAGAGCAGAAAATGAACTTAGAACCCTACGCCACGCCCAAAACAATTGAGGCGATTTACCAACACTACAAAGACAAACGCAAGAACGAGCATCGTCCTCATTTGGGCGGCAGTCAGATTGGCAATCCATGCAGCCGCGCGTTGTGGTATCAGTTTAGACACGCTTGGACGCCTAACTTTGATGGGCGTCTTTTGCGTTTATTCGAGACTGGTGACCGAGAAGAGGATCGCGTTGTGTCGAACCTTCGAGCGGTTGGTGTGACGGTCTGGGAGCGAGATCCAGACACTGGCAAACAGGTCAGGTTCGAGGCCTGTGGTGGACATTTTGCTCTATCATTGGATGGCGTTGGTGAAGGCTTTGCGGAAAGCAAAAAACCACACACTCTTGAGTTTAAGACGATGAACGACAAAAATTTCAAGGCCACCAAAAATATGGGCGTCCAGAAATCCAAACCAATCTACTGGGCGCAATGCCAGATTGGTATGCATCTCGCTGAAATGGATCGCTGTTATTTTATAGCTGTCAACAAAAACACAGATGAGATCTATGGTGAGAGGATCAAGCTCGACAAGGCAGAGGCCAAGGCGCTGATTAGCAAGGCTGAGAACATTGTATTCTCTGCCCTACCGCCAGATAAACTGCACGATGATCCGAGTAATTGGCAGTGCAAGTTTTGCCCCTACTGGGCTGTGTGCCACGGCTGCAAGATTCCAGAGGTTAGCTGTCGGACGTGCAGCCATGTGACGCCAGAGCAAGATGGCACTTGGAGCTGTTCAAAGGGTAAGCCTACTGTCACTTGTGATGAGCATTTGTACATCCCACAGATCATGCCGCCAGACCTAGAGGTGTCAGACGCTGGTGATGATTTTGTTGATTATGAGGATCTGGACAGCGGAGAAATAATCCGCAATCAAAACAACAGCCGCGAGATATTTGAGTCGAGGATGCGTGATGAGTGATAACAGGAACCTTCAAAAGTTGGTACGAAAAATTATTAACGCCATGCCAGATGAAATTAGTGATGAGGAATTGGTGTGTATAATATTGAATTTGGTGATGTTATATTCACGCCACGAAAATTGGCCAAAAATTCAAAGCGACGTTGGAATTAATATTGTCATGGAAGTGATGGGCAAAAAAAATGATGTAAGACGCGCCGTCCAAGATGCAGACGATTTTTTGGGGAGAATTGTCAATGACGCTGGATGAGGAAAAAATATTAAGCGTTAGATTAAGTCGATCAGAAATATCAGAAGCAAAGCAAGCTGCTGCACTGCGTTGGCAATTAGCAAGAGCTAGTGGGATTGCTAATCAACGCAGAGATAACAGGTCAGACGGAGACATTGATCTTTTAGGTGTCAAGGCTGAGATAGCCGTGGCGAAGGCATTGCAGCTTCCATACAAAGTTGCGGCACTTGGAGTCGATAGTGGGGCAGACATCTGGGCAGATGATGTTGGAATTGATGTGAAATCGACATTTTATCAAACAGGAAAATTGCTGTTTAAGTCTCTGGAGGCATTCGTTGCTGAGTATTCTATATTGGTTACCGCATCAAACAAAGAGGATGTGATGCGCGTTATCGGTGGCATAGGCAGAGATAGATTTAAGTCAGATTCATTTCAGACTGACCTTGGTAAAGGCCCATGTTGGGTGGTTGAGCAAAATATGCTGACGCCGATAGAAGATGTCTGGCTGGGTTTTACACAGTGGAGGATGCGCTAATGACGTTTGAACTTCGAGATTATCAGAAAGAGGCTGTCGATGGCCTGTACAATTACTGGGCTGGAAAGGCTGGCGATAACCCTCTGATTGTTGCGCCGACAGGATCTCACAAGACGGCTATTATCGCGCAGTTGATTAAGGATGCCATGAGCTATCCTGACACAAGAGTTCTGGTTGTGACGCATGTGAAAGAGCTGCTGGAGCAGGGCGCAAGTGGGCTGCTAAAACTCTACCCAGAGGCTGATTTTGGCATATACAGCGCAGGGTTGAAGCAGAAGGTTCTAGACCGCCCAATCACGTTTGCAGGCATCCAGAGCGTCTGGGAGAGGGCGTATGATATTGTGCCAGCTCCTGACTTGGTTTTGATCGATGAGGCACATCTATTGCCCAAAAATACCGAGACACGATACAATCGATTTATTGCCGATCTGAAGGTTTGCAATCCACTGGTGAAAGTGGTTGGGCTTACAGCCACGCCGTACAGATTAGACACAGGATATTTGCATCAAGGAAAGGGCAGAATCTTTGATGGGATTGCCCATGACATACCTGTGGGGATGCTGATGGAGCAGGGGTATCTCTCCCCGGTCATCTCGAAGGGTGGTGTTAAGCAGATTGATTTGACAGGCGTTGGCAAGCGAGGCGGTGAGTTTATCGAAAGCCAGCTTGCCACGGCTGCGTCTGATCCAGAATTGGTCAAATCAACTGTCGAAGAAATTGTAGATCTGGGGTCTGATCGAAAAAGCTGGCTGGTGTTTAGTAGTGGAATAAATCATGCAAATATGTTGGCTGATGAGTTCGAGGGGCAGGGGATAGACGTTGGTGTGGTGACAGGTGGCGACAGCAGTGCAGTGCGCGAGAGGACCATTGCTGATTTCAAGAGCGGTCAACTGCGATGCCTGATTAATGTGAACGTGCTGACCACAGGTTTCGATCATCCAGAAGTGGATCTGGTTGCGCTTGTTAGAGCGACAGCTTCGACTGGCTTGTATGTTCAGATGGTTGGGCGCGGGACGCGGATTGCTGACGGCAAGGAAAATTGCCTGATTTTAGACTACGGCCAGAATGTCGAGCGGCATGGCTTCATCGATAAGGTAAAGCCAAAGGACAAATCGGCAGGCGCGGGGGATGGAGAAGCTCCTGCAAAACAATGCGAGAGCTGCCAGACGATGGTTCACGCAGCCTGTCAGATCTGTCCATCGTGTGGGTTTGAGTTCCCTGCTCCGACACTCAACCACAGCGCAAGCAGCTATCGTGGGGCTATGCTATCGTCACAGGTGCAGTCTGAGTGGGTTGACGTTGATGACGTTAAATATCGTCGGCACAGCAAGGCTGGTAAACCTGACAGTGTGAAAGTCACTTACAAATATGGTTTTTTTGAAGAGGTCTCGGAATGGCTTTGCCCAGATCACGGCGGCTATGCGTCAGGCAAATATCAGCAGCGTAAGCGCTTATTAAATTCTGAGGCTGACACGACTGATGACGCCCTAAACGAATGTCATTTTTGGACAACGCCCAGTCGAATAAAAATTAAACCATCCACCCACAATCCAAAATATAAAGAGGTTGTAGAGTTTGATTATACCCAAGTGGAGATAAAAAATGAGGCGCAAAGTAAGGACTTCAATCGTTTCGGTGACGAGATACCCTTCTGAACACGATGAACAGGTTGGATTTGTTAATTGGTTTCGAGCTAATTTTCCAAGAGTTTTGATCTTCGCAATTCCAAACGGCGGCAAGAGATCGATCTCTGCTGGCAAAAAGTTCAAGGCAGAGGGTGTTGTGGCTGGGGTTCCAGACCTGTTTATTCCTGAGTGGAACTTGTGGGTGGAGATGAAACGAGAACGCGGTGGGCGACTTTCCCCCGATCAAAAAGACATGATTGCGTACCTTGAGGGGATTGGCCACTGCGTGGTTGTGGGCAAGGGCGCGAAGGATGCTTCGAAGCAGATTATGGATTTTAAAAAATGAAATTAAAATATCACTGGACAATTAAAGACGATGGACTGAATATTTATGAAGAAGGGGTGAGGGTTGCGAAGATCGATCCTGATCAATTCAAACATTTAGTTGCAGAATTAACAGAGCATTTAAGGTGGCAAGAAACTAGAGAAGGATAGAAAAAATGGGTGATGAATCTTTACGGCCAGAGCAGAAAGCGCACTTGAGATTTTTGAGACAGCAGGTTGATACATGCCAAACCGAGGCTCTTCGAATTGTCGCTCACCCCAACGTCACGCAGGACATGTTCAGAGCATGTAATGAATTAAAAAAATACAGAAAATCCTTACAGCGCGAAGGCGTTAAAATTTAATTTAAAAAAAATGCACTTCCTCTATTGTAATCTGTGACGGATGTCATATGTTGGTTGTGTAGAGAGAGAGGAAATAAAATGTTTACTAAATACGCAATCACCATAATCGACACAGTTAGCACGCGCGATGGATCACGCAGCCACACTGCTAAGAAAGCCTACTTCGAAAAACTCAGCAGCTATAATGGTTACTTACATGCCAGCTCAACAGTCACGACTACCTTCGACAGCCAAGAAGCTGCTGAAAATTTCATCGAAGAGCTGCCTGTCAGCCACTGTGGTGAGTATAATAACAAATACGAATATGGTGTCGAAGCTATCGAATACACCCACGCAAACCACAGTGGATGGTCTGACGTACATCCATATGAGATCGTGCGCGTTGTATCCCCAAAGACAATTGAGATCCGCGTGATGGATGCGGAACTGGACAAAAATTGGAAGCCTGAGATCATTGCTGGTGGCTTTGCTGGTCACTGCACAAACCAAGGCGCTCAGAAGTGGGATTACAAATCAAATCCTG